ATGTTGTGTAATAAGTTGGTGGCGCTGAAGAATCGTTCATGTAAGTCCCTTGCTTGTTTTCGTATGGAAGGAATTCTTGTAGAATAATTTTCCATATGTTCTATTATTGCACGGCATAAATCTGGTCTGTAAACGGTGTAGGTATCAAAGTCGTTAGTCCATACACTCGGATACTTAAATGTGTCGTAATACATTTCTGTGTAACTAAGCCTATCGGGCACCATAGGTATAGCATCGACTACCGCACCTTCATAACAACTGATACCTAGTGTTTCTTGTAAGTTGGCACTGAACACCATCTTCGCTTCGCCTAACAAGTTATGATATTCATTTTTTGTTAGCTGTTGATCCTGACACACTACAAATTCATACTGCGGTAAATGTGCGGCCAAGTCTCGAAAGATATCTACCTGCTTCTCTGGTGCAATACGATGTGGGAACAAGATAAGATCACGCTTGGGCATATTCTTATACATGGTCAAGGTATCTTCCATATACTCCATGGGCCAACCGGTGCGTACAAATCTAGGATCTTCGCCGGCAATAATGTCTGCCAGATCTTCTTCTAACCACGGATTTTCTGTAGGATAATCGTTTAGAAGATTAGTAACAAACATTCGGATATGAAAATCGGTGGCAAAGTAGTTGTGATCAAATGCGTGAAAGAAACTCTTCTCAGCATTTCTGACCCAGGGCTTATTGCCAACCAGTCGACCTAGAAAGTCTTGAGGATCATATGATCCAGCATGCCACAGGCCATGTGTAACTACTGGAATATTCAATAGCTCACTCATGTACTTTAAGTTGATGATGCCAGGGTGCCAAGCGTCAGTAAACAAAAAATGATCCCCAGGCTTAACTGCTCCGGAGCAAAATAAACGACCCATCTGCTCAACTTGACTAGCTTTATATATGTTAGTTCCACCAAAATTGAGAAAAGCGCCAGGGGTGGTAGCAGTCGGAATATCTGTAGGTCCGGAAATAATTTGAACATTGTGTCCTGCCTTTTTAAGTAACGCAGGTACATGAGTCTTCCATTGACCCGTGTACCTTGTCTCAACTGATTCTAAGTCGACTAAGAATACGTTCATTATTCTACAGTAGCATACTTTGGATTTTTGCCCTGATATGGCTTGCGCTCACGAGAGCTGTCCAGACGTTTAGGTCTACGTGATTTTTCAAAGTTTCGCCATGCCCAACTTTCTCTGTTATAAAGATGGGACTCATCAAACGGAAACATTTCCAACCGACAGAAATTGTGATATGCTTCTAGATCATCAAAGATCTTAACAACATCAGGACGGTTTTCGAAGTAAGCGTAGTCTTTGTAATTTTTAGCCATGATAGCTTTCCTTGTATTTTTAATACTTAATAAATGAACCATTTTCTCCGTCTTCGGAGACCTCAATCCAAACCTCACGGCCTGGATACTTGCTGGAAATAGTATCAAACAAATCGCCTGACATCATCTCGCAACTCTTGTAGTCTAGTTGGAGTGTACCCTCTGCGTACAATTTTTCCAACCAGCGTTTAAACTGAATAAACTCAATATCGCGATCATCGTGGGTGACACTAATCCACACTTTGAAGTGGAATGTGTGGCGATGCGGATAGCCTAGAAAACTTACATCATATTCATCACCTGTAGCAAGTGCTGTATCTGTAAGTGCGGCTGGATATTTGTGAATACCTTCTTTCTGAAAGGTAACCCAAATCATTTTGTTAGGACGAATGTCTTGTTTAATAATCATACAGTTTCTTCAAAGAGTGAGGTATAAGTTGATATAGCCATGTTTTCAAGTGTTTTCATATCTTCATCACTTAGTCTAAAAGAATAAGATTTAGACTTCGGTAAATGCACTTGTTCAAAATATCCGTAGAAACCTTCATAAGGTGTATACCCGATATTTTCATTCATTGTAATCAATGTTTTAGCATTGTTATATGCTTTTTCTATCAGTGCTTGAATGTGCGGAGCAGAAAAATCGTAAACTCTTGCTTCGATAATCACTCCGCCTTTAATTTTAATTCTTAACTGTTGTTGAAACTTTTTCCATACATGGGAATTCTTGTAGTCATTATTAATAATGTCTTCAGCATGCATATCTGCAATAGTTTGCGCACTAGTTGCATCAACATCTCGAGTTTTTACTTCAAGACCGTATACTAATATGTCTGCGCCATGACCTCGATTAATAGGAACACCCATAGATTCAAGTAATGCTTCGACGGCTCTACCTGCATATCCGCCAGCACTTGCTGGTACTTTTTTGCCAATTAGTTGATCAGCAATTTTAAATACTTTTACTTTTGCCTTTATCATTTGATAACTTCATCGTTTTTATATTGAGACCAGTCTGTAAACTTACTTCTATCCATTAGCGTATGTAGACTGTGGGACCATACACCGGGATTAGTTGCCTTAAAATCTTTGTCATCTATTTTAAGCATTGTATTATAATTCCACAATTTAATGTAAGGAATTGGCACTCTTATTTGCGGAATAAAGTTGTTGTAGTCATTCAATCCACCGTCATTAAACTCTTCTACAGCACTTAATGGAATATCTAGACTGCATATATAACCTTCTCCTAGGAAGTATTCAATCATTTCTTCCCATTTTTTCCAACCAGCATAGTCGTTGAATACTGGATTAAAACTGTGATTTGCACCAAAGAAAATATGCTCGCAATCATTGTTCACTGCATGAAATGCAATTTGATCAATTTGTTGAATACCTGTAACAAACAAAGTTTTTAATCCGTATGCAGGAGTATGTTCAATTTCTGTGCCAACAAAAAATGTCACTTGCTCGCTTACACCAGTTGTATAATCACGTTTCATTCTTTTCTGCCTTCGATCGTTCGTACACTTTAAACATTCTAGTTACATCTTCTATACGTTCAGCAAAATGCTCAGGAGCACCTCGAGCCGCCGCTTTCATATCATATTCTTCGGGATAGTGTCTTAAACAAGCTCGAGCACCGTCTTTGATTGCTTTTGGAACTCGAGGAGTAGTCAGGATCTCTAATAGAAATCTTTTAGTTTGTACTACTGCTCGATATCTTTCATCTGGTAACGTCATATTTGTATTATACAGTGATTGTAACTAAAATCAATCGTTTTGGCCAAGTTCGTCAAATATGAACGGCGAACCTTTAAAATAATTATATCCAAAAAACTCATCCATAATAGATAAACTATGTGCTGAAAACAATATTGGGGGACCGTTTGCAGGTAATCCCATATCATATGCACGTTGGTTATAGGCCATTAGTTTTCTAAACTCGATATCTCCAGCTAGATTATCTTTTGAGTTTTGACTAGCTTGCCGCCAAAATTCTGTATCAAAATTACTACCACCGTGATAGATATAGTTAATAATACGTTCTAAAGTCTGTGCTAATCTAACTTGTTCAGCGTTGGCTTCTTCTTGATTCATTTGACCTGTAACATACTTAAAAATAATACCACATACGTTTGTATAGTGGTTAATCGATGTTGCACTAATTGGTTCAAAGAATATAGCACGATTGCCGTTCTTGATAACTCTGTTATCAACTAATTTAGTAGTATAATAGGGTTTGAATTTATACTCTTTAGTATCTAATTCGTCTATAGTTATTTTTAGCATTTCAGCCATGTCAGCTTTTGCATCTTCAACAGTAGTGATTGTGTCGTTAAACAAATAACCATATGTTTTTCTACTAGTTAACGGAATTCCAAACATCCATCCATTCTTGGTAGCAAAGTGTTCTGTGTACTGAATAGGATCAAATCTTTCAAAGCTATGTACTAGACATCTGTTTAGAATACTGCAAGTACTCATATGATAGTCTTCAGAGTAGTCTGTAGGGAAACCTCTGCAATCTATAACATAATCAAATTCTTCATTGGTTCCATTTATTTCTACAATAGCTTTATCAGAATTATTAATAACATTAGTTACTGTGCCTTCAATTATGGAAAACTTTTGCGGCCAGCATAGAGCTAATCTTTCAAATACAAATTCTTTTAATTTAAAATTATTAAAATGTACAGCTACCCCGCCCTGTAGCAATGGGTTCAACCATTCCCACTTACGCCAGTTAATATACTTTGTTCCAAATTTAAGTGTGCTATCTAATTTTGGAGTATCTTCAAGAGTTGTAAATCGTGTACCTTTTTCCAGTAAGCCAATAAATCCAGGATTAGTACTTTCGCCAATTCCTAAAATAGGAATAGCTGGGTCATACAGTGAAACAATGTCCCATTCATTAGTAAGTGTTGAGCAAAGGTGCGACAATGTTAGCACCCCAGCACTACCTACTCCTAGTACACCAATACGTTTCTTCATTTAACTTCTCCCTCTAGCTCGTCTAGTTTAGACATTTGATCTTCAGAAAACTCTCCATCTTCTACTTCAATCTCTGCTGTGCTTGTTCCTACTTCTTCAAACAAATTAGTAAACATTGATTGTGAGTTTAGTGTTTTCTTACCTGTAGCACCTCGAGTTCCAATAATACTCATCCAGAATCTGCTGTATTCTTCTACCACAGCATCTGCGGTGCCCCGGTCACTAGTTGCAAAGATAGCTTCGATTACATCTTTAAAATATAATCTATCAAACTTTTCTTGTACTAGCATATTAGGACAACTGCCTAAATCATATTGTCGATTAGCTTCTTGTACTGCGTTCACATGCATCCAAACATTATGACCCATCATAACAGCATAGGTAAAACTATCCCAACTTGTTCTATTACTGACTTTACCTAGTTTGTTAACGTCCGGCATTACTGTCCAGTGTGCGGGATTATACGGATCTAGGATTGTTCCGGGTGGAACATTTGGATTTGGAGTACCAGCGTTGTAGATACAAATTTCATTCATAAGAACACCGTCCATAATTGGACTAGTTGTAAACTTAGGAAATATTTTATCCTGTATTACTGCGTCTTGGAAGAGTCTAGTATCTGTTGCGTATTTCTTGTCGTCAGCAGAAGCCTGCATACGGTAGACCCATTTTGTCCTATCGTCTGTTTCGACATTAGTATAGATTTGTCCGTTTGCTGTTGCAAGGAATGGACTTGCGCAGTCAAAAGAGATGGTAAAGTTTTCATTATGGTATTTCCTAACAGCACGTTGAATATCGGTTAAAAGAACTGCCCACTCTAACTTAGAGGTGCCTAGGAAGTGCATCCAATCATGTTGACCCTTTTCAAGGAGCCCATCGAATCGTAATGCCACTAATCTCTTTAGTACAAGGTGGATGTCACACATATTCTGCCCACCCATACCCCAACCGTTAAATGCACGATCGCCGTATTGCGAGCGATCACAGTAACGTTTCATTCGTTGATACCAATCTTCGGCATCTGTATGCGTTTCACCTTGTAGTACGTTTAAGAACTTACAGTTACCATTGCGATTATTAACAAAGTAATCGTTATTGATATATGTGCCTTGCACAGCCTCTGCATATGAACTAATGCCAGTTGCCGCAACACCTGCTGGACTACGAGCAACCCAAGCTGGGATATCAAGACCCATGCCGTAGTCCATTAGTGTGTCCATCCAAGTAAGAACTTGCTGTCGCTTCTTCATAGCTTTAGGACAGTTAGGATCTTTCCAGTCGGCTGGCCAAACACCTTTACCAATCTGGAATCCGCCTGAGTCACCTAATACCCAACTAGTACTACGATTACGATTTCGGAACATGTCCTCGCTTTCATCTTGTTTATTCAAATCAAGATTAGCATGGCCTGCCGAATATAAACAGTGGTCATAATAAAATGCACCTTTATCTGGATCAAGATAGTTAAGACTTTCAACACCGTTTTTAAAACTTTTAGGAATACGTGTAGGATCTACGTAATTGCTATAGCGTTGTTTTCCGATAAAGGTGCTATAAAAGCCGCTAGTTGCTGGCAAGAATACAGCATAGTCGTTTTGTGTTGCGGTAAGATTTCTATTCATTTAGATCCAATGTTGTACTAGAACCATAAGACTTAACCAAGCCCACATGGTATTGAAACCGACTAGCGTTGGTAATGACTTTTTACGACTAGCCCAAATAAGTGTTACACTAGTTAACAAGGTTAGGTAGTATAATTGCCAGATTTGAATTCCAAAGATTAAACCTGGAATGATAATGATTGCCTTGGCCAGCCAACTGACAAATTCTACAGTATTGTAGCCAGTCCAATATTCTTTTGTAAACCACATCATATAGCAGTCACGCATATTTGCCCAACCGCTATGTGAGTAGCAAATTACCATTAACACTAGCCATACACCTACAGCTAATAAAATTTGATCAGTAGTCATTATTTGCTTAGTGCAGGTAAAATATAATTGTATTCAGCAACACCGCTGTCTACAGTAATTTGCATGGCACCTGAGTCCGAAATCTTCATAGTCAAATCTCCTGGCAATGCTAAAATACTTTGTACTTGTTGTACAGGCCATGACAATGTCTGACGCATTTTTCCAGTAATTCCAGATTGGAAAGTAAATGATCCAGCATGTGTGCTTGCATCGCCGAAACTAAACACTAGATCGCTGCCGTCAGTTTTAACTTGGAAACTAGATTCTTCAGTATGAGCTGCCGCCTGGTATTTTAATTTTTGGATCGATGCGACTGTAGGTTGTACTTCGACATCCCAGCTAACACCTTTGAATTTGACGGTTTTAAGTTTTTCATTAATAACTTCGTTATTCATAAAACGATAATCGTTTTCAAAGTCACCGGTCGCATTTTGAAAATGCAAGCCTGTTGGAACTTCTTCACCGTTACGTTGTTGTTTAACAACTTTAATACCGGCGCCTTCTTTGTACTCCGGGCATTTCAAATGCAAATCTAATTTATTAAGTTGTGGCATTCCAAACACACCTTCGAAATTATCAACTGGGTTATGTGTTTTTGCACTGAAAATAACTGAACGGTCTTCAGCCATTGATTCAATTGCGGTTTCTTTGTCGCTGGCACTTACTTTAACTAAAGGCAGGAAGCCCAGGTTGTGTGTATGTGCTACTAGGTCTTGTAAAAAGTCTTTCATATGATTCTCCATGTTTAATGATTATACTTAGGTTTTTTGACTATGTCAATGTTTATTTTCTTATTTTGTTGTTGTATTTCACCACTTCTTCTACAACGGTTACAGGGGTATTTAGGTTTTTTGCATAATGTATGAAAGCATTTGTGTCTTTAGGAAAACACGCTCCGCCAAACCCAAACAATCCATCGGATCCAGGCACGTTCATATGGCTTAATCCAATTCTAGTATCTGCAGAGACTAACTGTTTGACTAATTCATAGTCTGCACCGTTGGCCTGACATACTTCATAAATTTGATTAAAAAACGCTACCTTTGTACTTAAAAAACTATTAATTGAATATTTGATCATACTAGCTTCCGTAATACTACACGGGAGAAAGAATTCGCATTTTTTAAGAACAGATGAAAATAAGTTTTCCCAGAAACTATTGAAATCTTCTCCGCCGATAATCATATATTCTTGATTTAAGAAATCTTCATCAGCAGTTGCCGCACGTAGAAATTCTGGACTATAACAAATATGATGATTAGGATAATCGACTAATATTTGAGATAGCTGATCCGGGGGTATAGTTGACTTAATTAAAACTGGTAAATTATCCGGCGTATTTTCTAATACTGATCGTATCTGTGTGTCGTCACAACTACCGTTGGGCAAACTTGGTGTACCTACACATATGATAACACCTTCTCCTGTTTTGTAATCAGATACACTACTAGTGTTGATCTTTGGATCAACAATGTGAATAGTATGCTCAGCCGCCAATGCTAGACCAACCGCCTTACCTACAAATCCATAACCTGCAATTATAATTTCTTTTTTCATATTAGAACTCAAATAAACTGTTAAATGTGTTTTTTTCTTCTGTACTACGGACATCCCATTTAAGTACACCGATAAGATTTTCTAGTTTTTTATCTATAATGGCTTGTTCCATTTCAGTATGGTTAAAAGGCAAATCCTTAAACCATTGCGGCAATCTGAGCTCATCTACTGGATAAGCTACGCTTGTGAATCCCAAAGGATTGTCTTTAAGTTTGCAGACGATAACTTTTGCACCATCTGTAATAGCCATGCTATATTTGTCATCAAACATACGTTTAAGTGTGTTCCAATTAATGCTTGCACGAACATGCCCGGGCATATTAGCCTTACCAGCCTTTACTTCCTTAGCCTGATATTCTGTAATGTTATTGGCACGTTTAGGACTACCTTTCTCCCAACCGGGACGAACTTTAAAACGTGTTCGGAATTCAGTGATGTGGGCTAGTACAGTATTTTCGTCAGCACCGGTTAGCACCAACTCAAGAACATCACTTAAAAAGTTTTGAATAAACTCAGGTGTATCACTACGCTTGAGATCCAGCCCCATGGCTTTGATCTTGCCAGGCTTGCCATCTACGTCTGCACGTTTGCCTTCTTTGTCATAATACAACACTGCATAGCGTTTCTTAGTAATAAACAGACCTTTAATTGCAACAATCTCACGACCAGCTTTGATAACTTCACCGCGTGACTTTGGCACATGGAATGTATCTAACATGAACTGTGGAAAGGTAGTATTAACTTCTTCACCAATCTGGTCATATAGCTGAACAACACTTTCTTTAGTCCAGGGAATAACTTTTGAATTGATATCTTTTTGCAGAGTTTTATAAGCACTAAAATAGCACGAGTCTGTATCACCGTAAATAATAGCCTTGCCCCTGTAGTCATACTCGCCGGCCACAATCTCATTGACCTTGCCAGCCATGTGCTTGACAATTTGTCTGCCTGTCAGTGTGGTTGACTGCCCGATACGCTTGTCAAAGAATCTACAGCCACTATTAAGAATAGCACCATACAAACTGTTCAAGTTAATCTTCTTGACCAACTGACGTTTGTCCCAATATTCTTCTTCAATCTTGTTGCCTGCCTTGATAGCATCTTTTAGTTTGGCCTGCATCTCCTTACGTTCGGCATACCAACGTTTGAGCAAGCCGGGGATAATGCCTTCTGTTTCGTGTGTAAAGATAGTACCATTAGCACTTAACATCCACGGCTGATTGCTTTCAAATATAAGTCTATAGACTTCCGCGGCACTGAGCACATCACTATCACCGTTTTGCCAATCAATAGTAATGTCTGTGCCAATTTGTTGTTCCATTACGGCTGTATATTCTAGTGATCCGAAGATACCTTCCCATGCCGCCGCAAATGATTTACCTTTTCCAATTTGCGCTTCAATATAATCGTCAGTTAATGTCTGACGTAATTGTCCAACAATAGTTTCCGGACCCATATTCAATGCACGAATGGCTGATGGGTAAAGACTATTAATATCTAGGGAACCAATCCAATCATGAATACCTTCTTTAGGGACAGCGACATACGCACCTGCGGCTCCTTCATTATCTTCTCGATCATCCATCTTAGTTCGATTGGGTACTTGGAATCCTCTTCGATGGGCTTCGTTGATAATTGCTTGCTCAGTTACAGCTACCGCACCCATTGTGGTCTGTAGCAACACAGTACACTCATGTGCCAGTGTGTTGGCAAGATCCATAAACTTTAGTTTCTTGTCTAGATCGTCAAGCAGTTTACAGTCGTTACGGTTGTACTCAATGAACGTTTTAAAGTCATTGTTGTATAATTGGTCGAGCGTACCTTCATATTGTGTTTTACGTTGACCTAGTTCATATTCCGCGATGGCGTCAAGTCTATAACTGTGGCGTTCTTCATACGTATACTTACGGTACAGCTCAAGATAGTCTAAGTGAACGCGACCAATGTAGTCATAGGTTACACTATCACGACCAAACTTTTCATATTCTCTGCGTTTAGGAAATTGGTCAAATAAACAAAAACGTCGGGTATCTTCTTTGCTTAGTGCTTTAGTAACACGATTAGTTGTGTAGGGAATATCAAAACCTTCACTATTCCACCCACTTAGTACATCAGCATCTTTAATCAAATCAAGAAAAACATCTAGCATTTCTGCTTCTGTTTTATAAAGCATTGTGTTAGGGAAGTCTTTAACTTGCTCTAACGCTTCTTCCATGGTAATAGTCTTTGGAGGAACTGCTAGACATACCATGGTTTCCATCCACTGTAGGTAGACAGCAATCGCAGTAATTGGCATGAACGCATCGTCTGGACTTGCATAGCCACGCTCTGGATCAAAGTCTACCTCAATATCGAAAAACGCTACGTTTAGTTTAGGAGCATCTTGATTAATGTAGTTTTCGCTTAGGCAAACAAAGATGGGATTAATATCTGCTTCAAATAATTGCTTACCTGAATTAATTGCTTGTTCTTTGCGTAGTTCTTTTGTATTTTTACAGATAACCCTGTTAAGTGGGTCGCCGTAGATTGATTGATATTTGCCCTTGGGGTCTTTGTAGTAAAACGTGTGTTTGACAGGTATGTCACGGAACTCACGCTCACCTTTCTTATTGCGTTCGACAACTTTAATAACATCGTTATTACGGTCAAACCATGCATCTACATAGCTCATTAATTCTCCTTATGTCATTTTAGGCTGACAAATACCTAGTGTGCGGTTTATGGCCCGCCGACCCTCTATAGCAATATTTATCAGATACGCTTAGTGATATCCAAAATTGCTTCAATCTCTTCCCAATCTTCATTGTAAGCCGCCCAATCGCCTTTGTGTGCAATCTTGATAGCTTTGTTAATGACACTTGGTTTGATCTGTAATTCTTCTGCTACTGCCTTAACTGTTTCTTTCAATCCTTCTTGCAAGTCTTCAACTTCGCGTAGTACTGTGCTACCTTCACTAATCAAACGCTCGAGTTTTGCCTTTTCTTCTGCACCGTATGAACGACCACCCATTGTAAATCTCCTAATGTATAAGCCTATTATATACTAGTTATCCGGTAAATGCAACCACTAAGAAATTTTAGAGGTGAAAATGGCAGAACTAGTCTGCCATTTTGTTGCATAACTAATTACGGTGCTGGAGCCGGCGCCGCCTTTGGAAGTGAATCAATAGCAGTTTGTGCGGATTGTAATGCGGCGTTAATGCCGGCATCGTTGCCGTCATCTGGTAATTGAGCCATGATTTTTCTAATCTCGTCAACCATTGCTGTTTGTTCCGGTGTTGGTCCAACTGGCACTACAGGAGCTACTGGTTTGTTTGGATCTACTACTGGTTTATTTGGATCAACTGGTTTATTTGGATCAACTGGTTTATTTGGATCAACTGGTTTA